AAATAGAGCAGAAGGCAAAGCAGATGCAATAGTACAAATAAAAGTAGATTGGAGCCGATAAATGTATGAGTGAGTATTTGAAAGCGGATTGTATATATAATAGTCATCGAAAAAATAAAAGAAAACTTGTATGTAAATTAACGAATAGAAAGAATTGTGAAAAATGTTCTTTTTACGAAGCAGCAAAAAAACCATACGATGAAATTGTAATACCGGATAGCTTTAGAAGAAGGTCAAGTAACATATTGTGAAAGGAGAAATAAATGGCAGTAATTATTGGTAGTGCTAGAATTGATGAAAACGGACACGCTCACGGAGGACAGGCAGGCGACCAGACGGGTAGAGAAGTATCTACGCAGGAGTTTTATGTTCATTCAAAAGGTTGGATTGTAGCTAGATTGAAAAGTGCAAAGGCGGCTGATACGTGTGCAAAAGCAATGAAGACAGCGTGTGCAAATAGCAATATTGGGTATGACCAGTATCAGCGTTATGGACTTGCTCCTGGTAAAGAAGACGTTAATACAAGCAAAAAAGTAGAGACAGATTGTAGTGCATTGGTAAGAAGATGTATTTATAACGCTACTGGAAAAGATGTTGGTGACATTAGAACAATTACAATGGAATCAGCATTGAAAAAATCCGGATTGTTTGAAGAATTGAAACAGTATAAAGAAGGAATGACGTTATATACAGGAGACGTGCTTTTTACTGGACATTTAGGACATCCAGTATCTGGTCATACAGTTGTTGTAGTAAGTGGTAAATCGAGAACAAAGAAAAATACACCAAACGTAGCAGAGCCTACATTGAAAAAAGGTGATAAAGGGCAGGAAGTCGCTACACTACAGAAGAACTTGACACAGGCAGGTTGCAAAGGAAAGAATGGCAAAAAGCTGAATGTAGATTCTGTGTTTGGTGTTCAGACAGAGTACGCATTGAAGATGTTTCAGAAGAAATATAAGATTGAGATTGATGGTATTTATGGAGCTATTTCTGCTAGTACGATGAAGAGCGTGTTAAGATGAGTGATTTAAGTATTCCAATAAAAGATTGTATTATACCAATGTATGACGATGTATTGCAAGACATTTTTGAGCACCGTCATACGCACTATGTATTTAGTGGTGGTCGAGGTAGTACAAAAAGTTCTTTTGTTGGTGGAATAGTAATACCGTTATTGATAATGTCAAATCCAGACATTCACGCAGTATGTTTCAGAAAGATAGCAAACACAATTCAAACAAGTATATTCCCGCAGGTGATATGGGGAATATATCAACTAGGATTAGAGTCGTTTTTTAAGATACCAAAAACGTATAGCACACCTATTACATATCTACCAACAGGGCAACAGATAATGTTTATGGGATTGGATGACCCGATGAAAACAAAGTCAATTAAGTTGCCGTTTGGATATATTGGTTGTACTTGGTTCGAGGAGTTAGACCAGTACGCTGGTGAAAATGAATTGCGAACAGTTACACAGTCTACAATGCGTGGTGGCGAACGCTTTTGGGATTTCAGAACATTCAATCCGCCGATAAGTAGAAATAATTGGGCAAATGAGTACGCAGAAAGTTGTGAATTGTATCGAAAAGCAGATACGTTGGTAGTTCACAACACATATCTAGATGTACCAGAAAATTGGTTGGGACAGCAGTTTATAGAGGAAGCCGAACAGCTAAAAGAGATAAATGAAAGAGCATACATACACGAGTATCTAGGACAAGCAATCGGTACTGGTGGAGATGTATTCCCGAACGTAGAAGAACTTGATATGGAGCAATTAATACCATTGACAGATAGTTACGGTAATGTAATAAAAGAAGTGCCAATGTGGCAGACGTTCGACCACATATACAATGGTATTGACTGGGGATTCGCTTTGGACCCGTTTAGGTTCGTCAAAATACACTTTGACAAGAAGAAGCTAGATGTTTATATATTTGATGAGCATACCGCAGTAAAAACACGAAATAACGATGTATTTAATGAGTTGTATGAAGAGCGTAAGCTATTAAAGAAAAGTGATTTAGTAATAGCTGATAGCGCAGAGCCGAAAAGTATTGCCGATTTTAAGGCATACGGAGCGTTTATACGACCAGCCGATAAAGGACCAGATTCAGTTCGGTACGGTATTAAATGGTTACAAGGTTTGCGTCATATTTATATTGACAAAAATAGATGCCCAGAGACATATAAAGAATTTGTTAATTACGAATATGAGCAAGATAGGGATGGTAATTTTATTAGTGCGTATCCAGACGAAAATAATCATTCTATCGATGCTTGTCGTTACGCCCTAGAACGGTACTGTAATAGAAAAGGCAATTAACTATTTACTTTTCTTAATAGATAGTGTATAATATACTTTAGATAAGTTTTTATAAAGGAGGTATATTATATGCAAGAGCAGTATTTTAATGGAATTAGATTTACAATCGGTTCAGGGAGAAAGTATTTTTCTAATAGTGGAGTTACTCCAAGGTATATGCATCGTTATGTTTGGGAGTTTTATAATGGTGAAATACCGAAGGGGTATGATATACATCACAAAGACGGAAATAGATATAACAATGATATTTCTAATCTTGAATGTATTGATACAGTAGAACATAAAAGATTACATGGTAGAAATCTTACCGAGGAAGAACGAGAGTGGAGAAGAAATAATATAAATCAAAATGCAAGACCAAAAGCAGTGGAGTGGCATAAATCGGAAGAAGGAAGAAAATGGCATCGAGAGCACGGAAAAGAAGTTGCAAAAAATTGGAATAAAGTAACAAGTATATGTCAACAATGTGGAAAACAGTTTACTACCAAAAACAATCGCAATTGCACACGGAAGTTTTGTTCAGGAGCGTGTAGTCAAAAATACAGACGACAGAATGGTTTGAATAATATCGAAACAATATGCGAGATTTGTGGAAAGACTTTTATAACTGATAAATATAGACCTAGTAGAACGTGTGGAAGGTCGTGTGGAAATAAACTTGCTTGGCAAGAAGGTAAAACAATACATAAGGAGAATTAAAATGCCAATACACAGAACAAAGTCAGGCGGTTATAAATGGGGCAAGTCAGGAAAAACCTACTATGGCAAAGGCGCTAAAAGAAAGGTCACTAGACAAGGAAGAGCAATAAAAGCAAGTGGGTATAGGAAGAAAAAATGAAGTATGTTATAATGTGCGGTGGAACATATTCACAATGGTCGATACCAAGACATTTAATGGAGATAAATAAAGAACCAATAGTATTTAGAACCGTTAGATTATTAAAAGAGCAAGGTATTGATGATATAGCAATCAGTTCTAATAATAATGTATTTAGGCATTTTGACGTGCCATTATTATCACATAAAAATAACTTCATTGGATACGCAGACTTTGGAAATGGATATTGGGTAGAAGCGTTCTATGATACTGGAGAACCAACTTGTTATTTAATGGGAGATGTTGTATTTAGTAAACAAGCAATAAAAACAATAGTAGAAACAAAAACAGATGACATACAGTTTTTTGCTAGCGCACCGCCGTTTGCTGAAAATTATTGTAAAGAGTACGCAGAGCCATTTGCGTTTAAGGTAGTGAATGTAGAGCATTTTAGAAACGCTATAAAAGACACAATACGTTTAGAGAAAATGGGTAGATTTAATAGACGAGCGATAGCTTGGGAATTATGGCAAGTGATAAAAAATACTCCGTTTAATAAAATTGATTATAGTAATTACAAAGTAATAAATGATTATACTTGTGATGTAGACGAGCCAGACGATTTGAAACGAATAGAACCGTTCGTATTGGAGAATGAATAATGGCAAAATATATGATACATACAATGCCAAAAAGATTATGGTATGTAGAACAATATTTAATACCAAGTATGCTAAAGCAGGGTATTGACCAAAATGATATTATGGTGTATAATGATAGTGATGGTGAAGGTAATTTAAGGGCGTGTATAAACGCATTTTTACAAGTACCCGATGACGAAGACGGAACGTGGCATTTACAAGATGATATTGTTATTAGTAGCAGATTTGCAAAAGTAACTGATAGAAATAATAGTGGAATTGTATGCGGTTTTAAGAGTAGATATGACGGACAAACGCCAGCAGGAATGATACGGATAAACCAAATGTGGTTTTCGTTTTTATGTATTAGAATACCAAATAAAATTGCAAGAGGTTGCGCTAATTGGATTTCAAAATATATAATTGGTAATCCAGTATATAAAGAGTGGTGGGAGCAAGGCGTAAATGATGATATGTTGTTCAGAAAATATATAGAACAATATCATAAAGATTTGACAGCATTAAATTTGAATCCGAACATAGTAGACCATATAGATTATCTAATAGGTGGTACTGTAAATAGTAACACAAGAGAGATAACAAAAATAAGGTCGAAATTGTGGGAGGAAGAAAATATAGTTAAAGAGTTGGAAAAGGCGTTAAAAAAGGAGGCTGATTAAATGTCAGCATTTAGTACAATAACAGAAAATAAGAGAAGCACACCTTAAAAGGAGGAGTGTATAAAATGATTTTAGGTACGATAAAAGAAGCACTATCGACTATGTTGAAAGGAGTCGGAAAAATGTTTGGGAAACGTACAATCGAAAGGACATTAAACGTAGCACCTGTTATTTCTTCACAAATGGAAGAAGCAATCACGTTATGGTCATTGATGTATAAAAACGAGGCACCGTGGCTACACGAACCAACAGACATTGATAGTGGTCGTGTAACATCACTCGGACTGCCTGCTATGATAGCAAGTGAAAAAGCAAGAATGGCATTACTAGAAATGAAAATGGATATTACAACACCGACAAAAGAAGTGCAAGTTGAAAATCCAGAATATAATCCGGAGCCGCAGCAAGATGTATTTGGTAATATTATTCCGTCAGCACAGCCACAGTTTATTACAGAAGATAAACCAGTAGGAAATACAGACCGTGCTGAATACCTTGAAGAACAAAAAGAGAAGTTGATGCGTGACTTACGCAAGCAGTTGGAATATGCTATTGCAAAAGGTGGACTTGTAATTAAGCCGTATGTAGTAGTTAAAAAGACAAAAGACGAAAAGACAAATAAAGAAATTGTCAATTATGATATGGAGTTTGACTATATTCAGGCGGATTGTTTTTATCCGTTGGCGTTTGACGCAAGTGGTAATATTACAGAAGCTGCTTTTCTAGAAACAAAAGTACAGGGTGAAGTAACATATAGAAAACTTGAATATCATAAATGGGAAAACAATTCTGTTACGGTAAAAAATAAAGCGTTTAAGTCAAGTAATACAACAAGTAATACAGATACGACTGGAGTTGATTTAGGACAAGAAGTATCATTAAGTGAAGTGTCAGAGTGGAAAGATTTACCGCCTAGTACAACAATAGCTCCTATTGAAAAGCCGTTATTCGCTTATTTCAAGATGCCTGAAGCAAATACTATTGATACCACTTCTCCGTTAGGTGTAAGTGGTTTTAGTCGTGCTACAAGTCTTATTAAAGACGCAGATATTCAATATAGTACACTTCTTTGGGAATACGAAGGCGGTCAGATGGCGATTGATATTGACCGAGATGCTTTGGAGTTTGTAACCAATGAAGGAAGTAAATTATCACAGCTTCAGAATAGATTGTATAGAACGGTCGACCTTGGTGAAAGTGATACATATAATCCATACGCTCCGAGTTTGCGTGATTCAAATTATATCGATGGATTAAATACAATTCTAATGAGAATAGAGGATGTATGTTGTATTAGTCGTGGAACGCTTTCAGACGCTTCAGAAGTAGCTAGAACAGCAACGGAGCTAAAGATATTAAAGCAACGTAGTTATCAAGCAAATAAAGACATTCAGACAGCGTTAGAGCGTACACTAGAAGACGTAGTGTATATTATGAACGCTTATTGCGATTTGTATGAAATAACACCAGATGGAGAATACGATGTAGCCTACGATTGGGATGATAGTATTCTAGTTGATATTGACGAAGAATTAAATAAGAAAATGACGTTGTTACAGAACGGTTTGA